TTAGTATTAACATTACTACCAATATTTGATGCCCATTTTCGAATACCGACGATTGCACCTTTAGATTTGCTCGTAAACTCAGACGTCCAGTTACCAATCTTTTTACCCGCTTCTTGAGCAGCCTTTTTACCATCAGAGACTTTCTTGTGAACACCGTTGCCAATATTCGATGCCCAAGTGTTAACAGTTCTCTTAGCACCGCCAACAAACCCAGTAGTCCAATTACCAATATTCTTTCCTGCTTGTTGGAAATCCTTCTTAGCATTAGTTATATGGGTTCCAACCTTTTTACCAACACTCTTAGCCCAATCGGAGGCTTTACCCGGTAATTTTGATGCCCATTTAAGAATATTCTTACCTGTTTTTGTATCTTTAAGGAACCAGGAAGCAATCGTGCCAACCGGATTAATAATAAAACCAATTATTTTAGTCCAATTTTTAGAGATCCAATCGATTGAATCTCCAAACCATTTGGTTATATTCTTCCACACAGAATTACAAAAATCTCTAAATTTCTTATTATGTTTGTATAGCGCGACGAATCCAGCAACTAATGCCGCGATAGCCAATACCACTAATGCTACTGGATTCGCGTCCATAACTGCATTCAATGCAGCTTGACCAACAGCAGCCAGTTTAGACCACACAGACCAACTCTTGAGCGCCTTCCAACCATCTGCTAATGCAGCAGCATAATCTGACCACTTCATTTTTGCAAGCGACCATAATGTCTTCACACTGCCAACGGCTTCTTCTAACTTATCAATTCCAGTAATACCTTTGAAAAAGTCTCTGAGAACATGCCCTTTACCACCGATAATAACCGCTTTATCAGCTAAATTCCCCAGTAGTCCTATTCCATTGCTTAATCCTGTCATTGTTACTTTGAATGCAAACATAGTCACTAAGACTTTCGCCATTGCTTCAACAGCCGTATGGTGTTTATCTACCCAACTGGAAATTCCACCCAATGCATCCACTAACTTCTTAAGCACGCCAACGATAACTCCACCAGTCCACTTTGCTAACGGCTTAAGGAACGAATCCCATATCCATTTAAATGCGGGCTGTGAAGCTTGAATAATGCTGTGAAACAACTTAAGCGCCGCAGCTAATGCATCGAAGAACGTTGGGATTAAATTAGTAATCGTGTATTTGGCCAATGGTAACAGGATATTCTGATATCCCCAATCCAAACCATTCCATACGTCTTTGACTACTGGTCTAATCGCTTTTAGTAATCTATCAATCGATTGCAGTAAGGGCGTAAAGTCAAGTTTAGAAGCCCACTTAACTGTTGCTCCTGACATGTCATTTAATGCACCCAACATGTCATTAACCATACCGAGCAGCGTTTTAAAAATAGATGTACCAACGCCACCATGTTGCCAAGCCTTATCAAATTGGCTGCCAAGTGCACTAACAGTATTAAAGATGTTTGTGAATATCTTGTAGAGATTTGATGCAATTTTCTCACCCGCACCACTATTCCAAGCATTACGAAATGCTACTGCAATATTATTAAGCACTTTTATTACAGCGTTCAATGCATTTAAAATTGATTGAATAAGCTTGGTACCAGTGTTGCCATGATTCCATGCATTATCAAACGCCTTAGCGATATCACCAATCAGACCGACTAAATTTGTCACCAACGTAATGAGATTGGCAAAAATCCGTTCGCCCAGATTGCCGCCATTCCATGCACTACGGAATGAAGTGGCAATATCATGTATCAGTTTCAATACATTATTTAGCGAATTAAAAATGGTTTGGACTAGCTTAGTACCACGACCGCCGCCACCTTCCCATGCTTGTGAGAAAGCTTTGGCAATATCGCCAATAATATTAAGCATGTCTGCTAACAATTGTAAGATAGCTTCTACTGTTTTCTTACCAGTGCCGTTATCCCATACATGCATAAACGACCGACCAACATCCCCAAGGGCGCGTCCGACCTCTTTCCAAGCATACTTAGCCGCATCTACTACCGACTTACCCTTGGCGTCCCACGCCGCCTTCATTGGATCAAAAAGTTCACCCAAAACTTTTTGTAACTTTTTTGCTGCATCCGTTGCGCTATTGAATGACTGACCTAACGGAACACCAAAATTGACACCATCATCACCAGCTCCAGCATCAGTACCATCCGTCGATTGCAGTGGCGTACTTTCCGGTGCGTTTTGTGTTGGCGTTGAATCTGGTGCCGTTTGTGTTTCCTGCGGAGTAAAAGTCTCCTTTGGCTTTTTATCATAAGAGTAGTCTTCATCATCATTGCTCTTATCAAGAACATTCAGTTCATCAAAGCCCATTAAAGACTGCATGAGTTCTTTGTTCTTTTTCTTGGTTGCTTCCATGGAAGCCTGAGAACGTTTATTGGCGGCTTCAATTGCCGCGTTAGCAGCACGAACTTTGGCAGCACCTTGTTTGTTCGACTCCGCAATTTGTCGATTAGCCTCACGAACTGAGGCTGCTTTAGCCTGATTTTGCGCCCGAATTTGAGCATTTGCTTCACGAACTGATTTAGCCTGAGCCGCATTTTGCTTTCGAATCTCTTCGTTTGCCTTCTTAACAGAAGCAGAAGCTTTGCTAGAAGCGGCAGCCGTGTCATTTAGTGCCTTAGATTGCTCATAAAGTCCCTGAGCACCTTGCCGCGCCTTGGAATAGCTCATACCCGTTAGTGCTGATGTGAACTGTGCCAACCATGATGTCGCTTTAGATAATGACGACATTAATGCATTGACAGCCGGAAGTACAAAGTTGTAAATCGGATAGAATGCTGTCAGTAAATTGACCTTGATTTGATTCAGACTACTTGCAAACTGCGCATTCGTCTTAAATGCTGTCATCATCCCAGTAGCAAGTTGCGTCAAGCCTTGGTACAGCAACCCAAATACGATTAATTGTGATGGGAGGTACTTCAACTGCTGGGCAATGCCGCCCAGGGCCCCGCTGGTCCGTCTAGCACTAGAAGAGACTTTGTTCATTGAAGAACTACTACTATTTCCAAAATTGCGTATCCGGCTTGTTGCACCTTGAATACCGTTGCTAATGCGACTGAACCAATTAGAAGGCCCCTTACCGGAACCTGATGCTTTATTCATTGCGCTACTTGCCGCACTGCCGAAACGATTATACGAACCTGCCGCTCGTGTAGCAGCCGTCCCGGATTCACCCATCTCAGTATTGAGCTTACCAATTACAGATTTAAGTTCGTCACCACGATCAGAAACATAAGCATAGCTCTTGTTCAGACTATCATTGGAATTAATGAGCTTGTTCATCTTATCGCGTGTGCTCATGATGCTCTTTTCAAGTGCCGTGCTTTGCTTGGTCAGCCGGTCGCTGGCACCCATCGTCTTCATAGAATCCTGAACATCACGATAGGAGCCCTGCAACGCCTTCAACTGACGCCGATAGGTTTCAATTTTAACTTCGTTTTGATCCATAGCTTTAGAAATCTGCCGCAGTGAGTCCGGCACCGCTTTAAATTCTTGTCGCATTGATTGGGCTAGGGCTTTAGCTTGGTTTTGATAACGCGTCATCTGAGCTTGAGCGGACGCAACCTGATTATCAATTTTAATTCCTTGCGTCCCATTCTGTTGAGCGGTATTCAAGGACGTTTTTTGATTCATTAAGTCACGCATCTTGGCTTGAGCAGCTCGGGCCTGATCCATCTTTGCATTGATATCACTCAGCATGGCCTGTAAGTCCTGTTTTACCTTAACCCGGCTACCGGTAAACATCTTGCCAGCATTCTGGTTGACCTTGCTAGCCCCGGTAGATGTCGAGCTACTCATTCGTTCGAATGCAGTTTTGATAGTCTCGTTCAAACCGGACAACTGGTCTTGCAACTTTTGAACACCTTTAGAAACATCCATCGACTGCTCGGTCTTGTCCATACCGGACTTCGCACTATCAGCGGTCTTCCCCATCAATTTATCAATCATCGGTTGAACCTTGGCAAATTGTTGTTCCATTTGTTCAGTGTTCACTTTGAATAGCAGTTCAATTTCTTCAAGTTCCACGTTGTTTCCCCCTTCCTATGTAGTTTTTTTGAATTTTCGGGCTGTCTTAATCTTTTGCGATTGCTGCATTAGAAGCAACTGGTCCCGTTTCCATTCAGGAACAGAATCCGACGATGTACTAGTCGCTGTTTTGATAAATGGATAAGCCGCTTCAACCGATGGCATTTTGCTAGGGTCGTTCAAAGCAAATGCCATCATCTCAGCTTGCTTGTGATCCATTACCGCTCTCATTCGCATATCATCTATACGGTTACGATTATTTGCGATTACTTGAACCATGAGTTCACCAAAATCAAGTTCCCAAAAGTGGTCAGAATCAATCCCAGATTGCACGGCCAATGGGTAAATAGCACTTAGCAACTCAGAAACAGTCTGGTAATTATTGCTTAAAGTGTCGTCTCGGTCGTTGGTTCGTTGTCCAGAGTGACTTCCGATTCCGTATTCGTCTTCGAAGCCGAAGCTGTCTTGCCGAAAAAACCAGATTCCTGGAATAAGTCTGTTAGCACTGTAAATAAATCCATTGGGGCATGACCTTCATCAAAATATTTTTCAAAGGCAGCAAAAATGTCGTTATCAGTAACGCCGTGAGTTTGGTTCGAACCTTGCAATACGATAAGCATTTCATTCAATGGTGGCAATTTCATTCCGCCATCCGCACTCATAAAGAGCGACATCATAGATTTACCCAAGCGTTTTTCAATATTCAAAATATCACGGCCTGTTAACTTTAATTCAAGTTGTAATCCACCCATTTCAAACTTCTTAGTTGCTTTCTTTACTGTCATAACGTAGTTCCTCCATTTTTATTATTCGTCTCATATCAGCCTGCTGGCCTACTCGTCTCTTACTCAAGTTAATTATTATCTGGATAAAATGTGACGGTTCTAAGCTCCGGCGCTACTACTGGCCGTTGCAAAGTCCGGTCCGTCCGATACGATAATCGAAATCGTGTATTCAAGTGCTCCGTTGACAGCAACGTTACCCATTTTAACGGTATATGAGCCAGTGAAAGAAGCTGTCATCCCATCAGGATAAGTGACCTTCCATTTATATTGCTTATTGTCACCATTGTGCGTTAAAGCCGTCGCGAAGTTGCTGCCCTTGTACACAAAGGTAAAAGCTAACGTTGATGTATTTTCAATCCCAGGAACTGACTTCTTTTTCGTATCTGATAAATCAGTCACATCAATATTTTCTGGGTCTGAACCCATGTCAGGAACGGTCTTAATACCGCCAATTTCATCAAACTTAGTGCCATCCACTGACATTTCAAGCTTGGTCCCTGTTCCGGCAAGCCCGGCACTAGCGTCTGCAGCAAATAGTTGTAAATCAAATACTGTTAAATTCTTTTTCAATTTCAATCATCCTTTCAACTTTCAAATACGCGGTGACTAGTGTTATCAACAACACCAGTAAATCGTAATACAGTGCGATTCACACCCGCTAAATTGCTATCACCAACATCGCTTGAAAAGCCCATATCACCAAATGATGACATGAGCTTATTCGTGATTGCCGTTGTGCTACCTTCTTTTAAGAAGAGGTCAATTGTGATCGTCCATTCCGTTTGCAACTCTTGCTGATTAGCATCACGAAAATAGGCTTTATGTGCCGTGTTGTATACAGCGATTGGGAACACCGTTAAATTATCTGGGTACGTGGTTGAGACCTGTTTAATTTCCGGTATAGCCTTTAGTGCTTGATACACTACTGACTTCACATTAATAATTACCATCAACTACCCCCTAATTTGTTATGGAGTGCGGCCTCCACACTCTGCTTAATCATCTCTGGTGCCTCACGACTGGCTTGTTTGACGGCGGGGGTTAAAAACTGGCGGGCGGGTTGACCGCTTGTCCGATAGAATGTGTGTCCGTCGATTTCGATTTTAGGCATACCATATAGTTCACTCAGGTCAGTATCAACGTCATCAGCAGGAATGAACCAAGGCGTTTGCCTGTACACTGGTGTAAATCCATCGGGTAAATCTTTTTGCGACTCCTCACCCACTCGTCCAGTACCGAGCTCACGAAATAGCGCTACTGGGTCATCGGACCAGACACGACCGACAATCTTGCCATCACTATCGACAACCTCATATTTAATACTTCGAGCCAACTCACCATTTCCATACTTAACGCTGGATTGAAGTTCTTTGACTGCATAGCCCTCTGCTTTCTCAACAACATCAAAAGTAGCATCCCAGATGGCATCGTGAACCACACTGGGCATTTTTTTGAGCTGAGCTTTCAGCTTATCACTGCCACGCCATTCAACTTCAGCCATCCTATTCGCCTCGTTTACGTTGCTCTAAAGTGATATTTTTATGGGTGCTGAATGTTTGTATCGAATTGATAACGTAATCTGGCTCGCTATCTTTAGTAACATTGACACAAACACCCCAATTTTCTTGTTGACCTTCATTGATCTGATTACCTTGATACTTACCAGATTTAATGTACTTAAGGTCTTTGCCCCAGATTTGCGCATTCACTGAACCGCCAGCAGCTTGAATGTTCATCCTCACTGCAATTGGATTGCTCCATCCCGCCGTAATGACATTACCTTCATCATCGTGACCTGATTGTTGTTGTCGTAAATAAACAGTTGTCAGGTCTGTTGGTCTAAGGCGCATTAGAATCGCCTCGTTTTCGCGACTCGGTAAGGTGCTAGCGCGGTTTTAATTATGTTAGGTAGTCCCAGTTCAAACGATTGAGAAACGCCGCCTTCTGACCGCGATGCTTCGCCTTCTGTTCCTTGCTCGTTGTACATGATAATGGCAAGCCGTTTTGCCTGAATTAGAATCGGTGTCGAGAGTGAAGACCGGGTATAATCCAAGCACGTTTGAACAGCATCATCAAAGATGTCATCAACCACCGCAGCATCCGGCGTGTCTTTCTCAACACCTAATCGCGTATATAGTCTTGTCAATTGTCCCGCCTTATCTGGTGGGCTTGGTTTAGCCATACGATCATCCTCTATTCTTCGTCGTCTGTTTCTAACTGAGCATTATCGGCAGTTTTCTCGTCCTTCTGCTTATCAAGACAAACAAAAAGCTCATCATTGAACGCGTCTTGCGTAATGCTGAGCTCATCACCTTTTTTATACCGAGTATCTTTATACCGAATTGGGTAATCTTTAACGCGAACCTTCATTATCAATCACCTCTAGGCTAAAACCTGAGCTTGAAATACCTCATCCGCCGCGGCAAACGCTGGAAGCGCAACTGCTGAGGCTTTTTCCCAAGTCCCAATTGGATCATTAGTTTCGGTATAAATCATATCGTAAACATTACCCACAGCGTTAATTTGCGCTGGGCCACTGAATTGTGCTAACTCTTCTGGAGTTGGTCCAAACACTTTATTACCAATCGGGTCATCGTTCATTAAGACAAGTCGATTTTCTGGGAAGTAACGACTCTTGGTAATCTTGCCATCTTTTCCGACTTGGGTATATTTTTGATCATAAGTCCGAAAAATTGGTAAACCTTGTGCCTGCATGAAGGTGTCAAAGTCGGCTTGTCCAAGTGCCCGAGTAGAGTTACCATACACGGCTTGTAGAACTTTGGTATTAGTCATAATCAATCGATAAATCTTCCGACTAGTTAGCGCCCGGGTTGGTGTAATATCCATCTTATCGCACCAGCGCGTAATATCACCAAGGATATCCGCGTCGCCGTTATCCCATGTAGCAGCTCCAGTCAAAGCTTCCTGATGTTCAGTCGGAACTTGATAATCAAGTTGGACAGCAAGTTTACCACTTTCATCTGGCAAAATAGTCTTACCTGTTGCTAAAACGTCCATAGCGGTCTTTTCAATTCGTGCTAAAACGCCTTGATTGAGCACATCAAAGTCGTTATAAACATGTTGTTGCAAGTAGCTAGCTTCTGCAGGCGTCCGCGGATTGAGCATCGCATACAAATCTTTTTCTTTAATCTGCATCTTGCGCTTAATCAAAGCCAGTTCGATGGCAGCGCCCGAGGCAGACCGACTGCCAATTTCGGCTTCACTATCAAAAGCCGCATAGGATGCAATCACTGGAATTCGATTTTGACGTTTCAAGATATCAACAGTTAGTGAGTTGACTTTGATTGCTGGGAATAGTTCATCACCTTGCATCGCTGGATACTGCCGATTCAATGAAAAATCGATTAAATCATGTTGCGTGAATAAATCTGAAATTTGAGCCATTTGTTTTCTCCTCCTTTAATTAGGCTTGTGATACGGCGGCGGCGTCCGTATCAGTGAAAGTAATCTTCTTTAATGCCGTGATAGCCTCAGCTGTTGGCGCCACTGGTAAGCGTTGGCCAAATAAATAGCCTTCAACAATCACGCCAACCATTTGAGGACCATGTGTAACGTCCACTTCATTAATCGTGACTCCTTCCGCCTTAGCGTCATTAGTTGGATAAATCGTGCCGGCTGGAATAACTTTATGTCCAAAAGCATCCGTCTTCACCGCGTAACTGGTGTCATCAACCTGCCGTGAGAATGACACGAACTTTTCAGATGCCATGAAATTCTTTTGTTCTACTGTTCCTTTATCAAATACATAGGCCATAATCTAGTACCTCCCTATTTTGTCGCCCATAAACTGAACTTTGCTGGCTTTTGCGAGTTATTTAATTTTTCAGCTGCTGTTGCACCTTCAGATTTATTTGCGGATGTATTAGCACCCGGCAATGTGGTCCCACTGCTTGCGATTCGCTTATCGATTGCTTGCTGTAAGCTCTCTGTAAATGCCTTACTGATTGCAGTGTAAGCCGCTTCCACGCCTTTATCATCTGCTAAAACATCATCACCAAAAGCCGCAATCAGCGCTGTCGGCAAATCGTCTGCACCCAGTCGGGCCGTAACTTTGGCTTTATTTTCAACAATAGTTCCATGGCGCTGTGATTCAGCAAGTTGCTTGGTTAATTGGTCTTTATCATAGTTAGCCTTTTCCAAGTCAGTCATCTTGTCGTAATCTTTTTGCTGCTGGGCTTCACTAGCCTGTTTTTCATCATGTGTTTTAATTGCCGAAGCAATCAGCTTATCAACACTTGATTGCCAGTCCTTTTCACTAGCAAACGATTTAAACGGCGTATCTGCCTGATTGTCTTGGTCAGAGTCGTCATTGTTGCTATTTTGATTGGCGTCGGTTGTGTTAGGCGTGCTATCAGCCGTCTGATTGCCACCTTCATCCCCGCCAGTTCCATTATCACCGTCAGCAAACATCTGTAAATTCATCTTTAGTTTGAGTAGCTTTTTCATAATTAAATTCCTCCACGCCCACGCATTTCCGATAACTCAGTCCACAAAAAAAGCACCCCGTGCATTACTCTAAGAGCCCCACACATTGTGCTAAATTGACCGTGGCGTCATTATCAGACCCACGCATGCTATTTAGTTTGAGTAGTTTAATGACATGCTCAGGTCAAATTAAAAACCTCACAGATCTTTATCCGAATGATAACTAGTAGCTCTTTGCTTAAACACACTAACCCCATAATCACCATGCTTCATCACTAAAGCTCTTTTCCAGTCAGCATATATAGCATCAGGCTTTAATTTAATTAGCTTACCATCAACTGGATCGTTAGCTGTGCGTGGTAACATGTACTTACTGTCAGCGCGATAGAGGATAGCTACAGTCCTGCAATTAGGATGTAACGGTGGGTAATTAACGCCCACGCTAGCCTGATCAACTTCATAGACATTACCATCAATATCCCGACAAATTGTTGACGTACGCATATCAAGTACCGCAACCAATTGATATTGCTTAACACCTCGTCGTTTCCACTCGTCAAGCTTTACTTTGTTATGGAAGTAGTTGGCCTCCGTCCGAATTAATCGACGTGTATTAAAAGCGTTGGTACCAAACTCTTTCATTAGCGCTTGTCTCATATCACGCTCACGCATGCCACTCATTTGTTGTGCCGTGAATAGCTCGCTCAGACGCTCTGCTAACTTATCAGTATTATGCCAAATCCGTTGAGAATAGTTCTTGCCTTCAAACGGTGTATCAAGTGCAGCTTTAACATATTTTCCAGACACCTCTTTAAAGCGATCTAAGCTTTCGTCTGACTGAGTTGGGACTTCCACTATCTTACCCGTTTCAGGATTATAAATAGTTCTAGTGCTATTCTGTGGCTTGCTAGGTGTACTTGGTAACACAACGTCCCTATCAAAGCCGCCTATAATACTCTCGTTAGTTGCCTGATCAAGTGCTTCTTGAATTACCTTGGTATAAAGGTCCGTGGACTTCTCAATCTCAACAGATGCCGCTTGTTTCACCGCAATGTAGCTCTTAGCCTTGAGCTCTTCCAATCTGGTAATGCGGCCCTTAGCCGCCATCTGTGATAAGTAGTTAGTCACTTGCTTCTTTGACTCCTTATCACTGACATTATCAGCCAGGGCCCGTAACGTTACTAACTCAGTCGGACTAACATTGGTGTTTAGAATCTGTTGTGCCTCGGCCTCCGTCGCTTTACCGTCCGTAAAATATCGTTTGTATATCTGTGATACCTCGCCAGTCAAATAGTTCTGAGCACGCATGTACGCCCTTGCAATGATAGTCGCTTGTTTGGTTGCAGCATCATGTGATTTCTGTTCGCTCTGAACGGCTCGCAGTTGCCAGTAACTTAACTTGCGTTTGTCATCCGCCACTCCTACACCTCCGAGCTTATAAAATCAAATACAGCAAAATTAAAATGCCTGTAATTGGCTTCCATCCAAGCGAAACTAATCCAAACATTTTAATTATCACGATCACAAATACACCAATCGTTTTAATGATTTTATTCAATTCTGAGTTAATTGCCCTTCACCACCACTTGCAAATTCTGAGGATATTGTGCTGAAATATCTTGTAGTCCGTGTAATAAGGTCTCACACAGAACTTTGTTATCAGCACTGGGCTCAATCAATCCAATAAACAAGCCACCATTTTCGTTAATAGTGGCGTTAGATAGCTCATTAGTGATGACTTGGCCAAGCACCGAAACAGCAGCACAAACTAGGTCATGGCCCTTAATAGCACTATTCGCGTGGCCCGTTATCTGATAACTCACTACCTGCTTTTTGTTTAATTGAAACGTTGCCAGAATCATCCGCAGTTACCTCCTCGTTATCTGTGGCGGGCTCGCCGCCCATAGCTTTCTGCTGTAGTTTGAGTGCTTTTTCCTTTTCCTGATCCAGCATCTTAATCAACTCTTGCGGGTCATTGGTCCCAGGCAACCACCCGAGGGACACTAATTGCGGAATAACACCCTCAGCATTCTTAATATTATTGATGACATCTGCCATATTGACAGGAATATCAGGAACTATATTAATTGTTGCCCCAGAAGCGTCTACCGACTGGCCTTTAAACGTCATAATATTCTGCATTAAGCGTAGTCTCTGCCGAATACCCCGCGTTAGGTATCGCTGCTTAGTCGCTAACAATTGGAGTAAACCGAACAGCTTGTATTTCATAGCTTCACCGCTAATCGTCCCTGCAAAGTTTTCGTCATTCATGTTAGGGACGTAAGACGTTTGATGAATGTCATTCTTAATCGACTTAACAAGTACTTGTAGCTGTGATTCGTCAAAGCTCTTGGTCAACCATTCAACGCTAGCACCCTGGTCGCCCTTACCAGGCGCTTCTAAGATACCATCCTTTAAGTTAGCTCCTTCACCGTCCTCGCCCTCATCTAGCGTAAAGCCATAGACTACCAGCAAGGCATCCACGAAGTTCTTTTTATCGGTGATACGGTCTGACTGTAATTCGTTATAGGCGTTGATTAGGCTAATCGTTTGCTCAAAATCACCTTGACGCTCTTCGTTATTACGATACTCAATAAGTGGGACACCATTAAAATAATGTTGAATGGCCTTAGGTTTGCTTGCCAAATTAGCATCTGATAGCACTCGTCCTGTCTTGGTTCGATACTGAATAATCCAGTGGGCCGTATAGACAGTAATCAAATAACCCTTAGCATTACCAAGCAGGTCCTTCTTTTCCACGTAGTAAATACCAAACAGCGGATTTTTATCCAACGTGTCATCCGTTACCAGCACACAGCCGCGCGGATCAATTTTTTCAATTGCCAACTCGGTAGTTGCGTCTGACACCTTTTTGATGTATAGCAGCTCATAGGCACACCCAAACACGCTTAAATCTTTCTCCATCTCCGTATTATGCGAATCAATATCCATTTGGTCCTGAGCATCCGTAATGGCTTTAATATCCTTGCCGTTCGCCGGTGAAATGGATACCGGATTACCAGTTGTAAAGCCGGTAATCATGTCAGTAATGTATTTGGCGTGGTTCGTCATTACCTTTTCATCTGCACGATCCAACTTAGCCGCCATCTCAAGATTTTGGCTTAAGATGTGCTGATTACCCTCATAGTAGTGTTCCAACATGTTATAACGGTCAATACGTTGCTGTTGTTGATTGATAGCATAGTTAATTACATCAAAGCTAGGGTTTTCAATATTGCCAGCCAATTCACGGTCAATCGCAACGTTGGACCCGCGCTTCTTGTTCAAATCATACTGCATCCGCTCACCTCCTATCCTCTTAATCCCTTTGGCTTCTTAATTGTCCGTGCCTTGAGCCGTTCATGTGTGTTATAGACGGCATACCGTAACGCGTCCATTACGTCATCGTTAAGCTTGACGGGTAAGCCCGTAGCCTCATCCCAGACATACTGATAGATTTCATCTAAGAACGCATCAATTGCTTCTTTGATAACAAAAAAGTGGCCTTGCTTCATGCACTTAGCCACCGACTCGATTCCTGATAAAACCGATTTTTTAGCATTGAACGCCTTGAGCCCTTCACGTTGGAAGCGTGCAACGTGTTCGGGTCTCGCGCTATCAGCCCAAAACTTAACATTTCGGCCATAGCGACGCTGAATATCTTTTGCAATCTCTACCCAGTAATCAATCTCTTCAAACTGACGTGTATGTTCTTCAATCAAATAAGTATTGCCAACTCGATCATCAGCCATTACAACAATCGTTCCTTTATGTTCATAGCCCCAGTCGACTCCCGCATAGTAAGTTAAGTCTGCTGGCAATTGAGCCCGTGGAATAATCATTTCGTCCTTATTAAAATCTTTATACACCATACCTTCACCAGATACCCATAGACCGAGTATTGCACGGTCGTAAAACATTCCGGACGGCGTACCCGCTTTTTGATGTTCAACGTATTGTGGGGGCAAAAAGGTATTATCATCGATTGTAAAATGGAAACTAACGATTCCTGCTTTAGGATCATCGTTATCAATATAGCTGGCTTTCAAGTAGTGAGTCGGAACGTCTGGGTTCGTATCGCAAATAATTCGCGCACCTTGTGCTGAGCACCGATTAAGGATTTCATTGAATACCTCTTCATTAGCAAGGCTAGCTTCGTTAATATACGCCCCAAACGAGGTCATCCCACGAATGGCACCCAGCCCAGCAATGGACCTGGTAAACGTCTGCACAATCTTCACACCAAACAGCGTGAAAGAGTTATGTTTGTCAAATTGAAAGTTAATGTCATATTTATTCGTCAGTTCCTGTAATACGTTGTTTTGTAGCGACTTGCTTGAATACCCCGCTAAAATGTACATTGGTTCCTTGACCCCTAATTTGTCAGCAACCTGACGAACACGCCGCAGTTCCATCAAGAAGGCGTCATTATCAACGACAGTTTTACCAGACCGAACAGCACCATAGTTTATCAGTAGTCGCCAGTCCGTCCGCCGCAAGGTTTTCAGCACTTGAACTTGTTTCGGCGTATATAGCTCACTAATTGCCATCGCTATCACCACCTAGGACGTCATCCAATTTATCCAGATATTCAGAAACTTTTGCTTCAGTACTATCGGTTGAGGCATTCATAATGCGAGCTTTAGCCTCCGCAATATCCGCGTCAGCTTTAAGCTTGCGAATCTGTTGTTCAACAAGCTTATTGTTATCCGGATAACGCTTCAGTATTTCTTTAGTAGCGCTTATCCGTGTTTTCAAGTCAGCTTCTTTGTGTTTCTCATACACACCGTCAGCAGTGCCAATATAAACCGTTTCTTTAGTTTCGCCTCTAGCGATACTAGTAAGCAACTCAACGGCTTCTGTGGCGTCCATAATACGCTTGGAAGCTATCTCGGCCATTCGCTCATCGATGTAAGATTTAATTCCAACATTTTCCAACAATTTGCTAGATTGTGCCTTTGCATAGTTGCGCGAATAACCAGCTTCAATAGCAGCTTGATAAGCATTTCCAGACTTGATATACTCATCGGCAAACTTTTGCTGTTTGGGCGTTAACTTTCGTGTCATTACATACCACCACACCTCCGTCTAATTGGAGTTAGTCATCGTTATTCGACTACGACCCAGTCATCAGCTAGCATATCAGTTTGACTAGCTAACCATGGAACTCGATCCATAGGTGCATTCGGATTGTTCGTGCGTAGCCCAGTCGTGTCAATATAAATGAAATCGTGAGTCATAACCTCATTAAAACGATTATTGGGAGTGTTCAAAGATTCTCCCTTTTTCAATTTAATGAAGATGCCTTTGCCGTTCCAACCTTTACGTGCAACACAATTACCTCGTTTTAATTCTTCAAGCGCTTCTCCAAAATTCATAATTGCTTCCTCCTTATTTTTATCCAAACTAAAAGCGCCATGCTGTTTAGCACGACGCTTCTTATCCTTATACCATCTATCTAGCCGAGCATCGGCCTGCACCCACTCTGGCGGTTCATACCCATATTTGCTGTGAACTGGTCTTGACATGACACCACTCCCAAATTTATGTAAAATAAAAGCCCATCTAAATTTGACAGGCTAAATGGTTACACTAATGGTTAATATGAACTACATAACATACAGATCCATCTTCACTAAAATAATGTTTGCCGTCAACTACATGGGATGTCTCAAATCCAGGATACTTAAGATTATCAACTTTAAGAAACATTGATTGCCTAGCGCCTTGGCTCATTCCAATACCACCAAATAAGATACCCCCAGCTGAAAATTCTCCATGAGTTCCATCACTAAGAGTTACCTTTTGATCTTTAATCCCATTCAGTGTAAATTCCAACTTTTTTGTCATTCTTAAATTTCTCCTTTACCTTTTTGTAGCTTTAACTATACTCCATTAATCATCAATTATCGAAAAATAAATATCGCTGGTAGGCCTCGAACCTACATCCCATTGTGGCTTACCAATTAGCCCACAGCGATACTCGCATTCAACGGCCGACGTTAAACACGAAGACTAATGCCGGCGGCAGAGAGGAGCGCATCACCCCTTATAAATCCGCCGGCTACACAGATAGCTGGATTTGAACCAACATAAACGGTTTGGAGACCGCCATCTTGCCAATTAGATCATACCTGCTTAATAATGGCACTTAACTCAGTTATAATTAATTGATAGAAAGGAGGTTATGCTATGAATTTAATTCCTGTTGTTTCTAGTGACTTATCAGAAGTTGGTTATAACTCAAGCACTCAACAGCTAGAAATTGTGTTTAACAGTGGTGGAGTCTATCTGTACAGCGGTGTCACATCTGACGAGTATCAAGGCTTAATGAATGCCAGTTCTAAGGGCCGATACTTTCACGCTTTCATCAAACATCATCCATATGTGCGCGTAAACTAATCCATATTGACAATGATCACTGCTGGACCATCAAAGTTAAAGACTTTCTGGTCTCCAACAGTGATTTTTGCTTGCTCCTCTAACTGTAAGCTAATGGTCTGAATACCTAAGCGAGATTCTAATTCCTTCGAAAGCTCCTTAGTTGTCACATGCTTTAAGTCCATTATTTCATCTTCCTTCCTTAATATCAACGTAGCCTGCTGGGCTCGAACCAGCGACAACCTGATTAACAGTCAGGTGCTCTACCAACTGAGCTAAGGCCACATGAATGCTAGACGTACAAGCTGGGGTGGCTTACCTAACATTCGATAATACTAATTTACTCCCCTTTTTGACTCATTTACCGGAATCAACACGGAAACTTGTCGGAATTTACTCGGAATTTTGTCGGAGTAAATTCAGTCTTCGTCGTAGTGAGCAATAATCTCTGGCTCATACTTTTTAACGATCAGGTCTTCCACGCCATCCGGATATATCTCAGCGAACATTAACTGGGCTTGTTTCAAATACTTGTTAAATGTTTTGTCGGAGATATTCAGGCTAATCATGCACTTAGTTTTCGAATACCGTTTAACATAGAGCAGCATTAATAGCTCTGAATATTTCTCCGTTTCTTCATCAATTGTGACAGCTTCAATGACCTTGACAACTAAATTAGCCATAAAATCATCGTTAGCTTTACTAACTTGCTTGTCTTCAATATGGTTGCCATAGCTAGGACTTTTAGGCATTCCGTCCATTGTTGGGCTTTGCAGGTTGAAATTAACCCTGCGAGCTCGTAGTCGCCATTTCCAATAGTCTTTTAGCACCCGTTCCGCATTAGCAATTGTTCGTTCTTCATCCACGTCCTTAAAAATGCTCTCCATCACTGCCACCCCTTGTTTTGACTGTGCTATAATTAATTTTGTAGGTATCAATCGTAGCGACGTCAGCAATGGCGGCGCTTTTTATATGTTATACTAGCAACGGTCATTCGAGTGGTCCTGTGACTGGTCGCCTTAGTAGGCGGCTTTTTGTTTACTCTCGTGATCACTCAACTCCATAATGTCAGCAATGAAGTCCTGGCCAATTTGTGCCTGTTACCTAGTTGCCGGTGCCACGCTCTAAACTTAATCATCATCACCATCTCCTGCTGTTTCAAATCGTCCAAGGCTACTCCAATCATGAATGGTTTTAGTTAATGCTTTTGGGGTTAGGGCAAATTCACCATTCTCCGCCATCAGCAAAAAGTAATCGTCATTCTCATAAATCGGGTAGCTCTCTCGCTTCTTAAATACTCGTAGCTCTGCTGTAAAATCCAAGTTGGGTACAAAATAGCAGTTAACTTTCATTTCATCGCTCATCGTTGCTGCCTCCTATCGCTAGCAAGCCTGTGCCAACTGATTTAAAATCCATTCCATCGCCTCGTCTGATTCACTCATTTTCAATCCCCCCGTACTGTCGCGCCTCCTAAAATAGCCAGCCTAGAGCAATCGTAAGCAGCTTGATGCCACCAACAATCACAAACCACACGATCGTCCACGCAGCCCAGTCAGTAAGTAAATCTTTGATTGTCATCATTCGCCCTCCATCGATTCTGCCATCGCCATTATCAGCGGATAATCTTCCCACGCTACCTCCGACTCATCTGCGTAGCCCATAGCCTCACAGGCCGCTTGTATGGCCCATGCTGGAATTTCAGTATCCATATCTAATCCCCCTTGTCATTCGGGTCAACGTCATACCAGCCCTTAGCACACATGAGCTTCCACTTGTAGTCATCGCTCTTGATCACATGGTTTAAGTGCTTGCAACGCTTGAATGCGTCGCCATACCGCTTATAAATTTTCGGGTAGTTTTTCATAATTTCGCCTTGAAAAGTCAGGACGACCATGTAGGCCACTACTGTTTTACGTCCTAACTTGAGTGCTAAATCAGTCATTACTTCGCGTCCTCCGTTCGATTTAATCCCTTAGTCACAATCATCAAGGCCTCTTCTGCCGACCGCGCTACGCCGTAAATCACGGGATCACGCGCTATCTCTTTGGCAAAATATTCTTGTGCCGGGCGCCGCTTGCCTGTTTTCGTCTTAACCTCGATAAAGAACATCTTTCCGTCTGACTTGCGGTAGCCGCATACGTCAGGGAAGCCGGCCTGTGGGCCCGCGCTGAACATCCGGCCGTCCTCCATCTTCACTTTACCAACGTTGATCCGCCAAACATGATGTCCCGCCATTGCCAGTGCCTCGATAATTCCGCGCTGAATCATTTGTTCTGGTCCTGGTCCACGTTTAGTATGCCTAGAATCTTTACGTGGTTTAGCATGGCGGTATTTAGGTTCTGCTCCATTTGGGTACTTGATTGTCATACTCGTGGCACCCGGCTGATGTAGTAGCCGCAAACAATGCCATTTGAATAACTTGCTTGTCTAATCGATTGGGACGGCGCACCGAGCTTGTCACCCAGCAACTCGACTGTTTGGCCGGTAATAATTTTATTGGGATCGTTATATTTCTCGGCCCGCCAGTACTCATTACGCAGTGGCAGGCGGTACTTGTGCACCAAGTAGCTCACCCGCTGGGTAAAGTATCCGGTTTCGTCTGTCAGCGCTCTAATCGTATGTTTGCCAGCACGATAAGCGCGACGAATCTCTTTAATTTGCTCACGTTCCTCAGCTTGGGGATCTGGTAACATACTAGCTAAGTAAGCTTCATCACTGCGTACCTTAGTCCCAGGCTTAACCAGTCTAACTGGAAACGGCCATTCACCAGATTTGTAGTTATGTTGCGCGAGCTTAAACATTTCCGATTCGGGCCCCATTGCTAGTGGGTGATCGATATCGGGTAGATCAGCATTAATTACTAGCACCTGTGTTTCAGTCATGCGCTCACCCCTCTTTGACCATTGACTTCGATTTCAAAAATTTATTAGCAAAATACTGCTGCCCCTTGCCCGTAATTAGGGGCGTAAAGCGTGTCTTTGAACCATGGTTAGTGGTGATCACGGTTTCTCTCACTTCCATGATTCCCAGCTCCATCGCTCGTTGGGTCGGTGAGTTGTAACATTTCCCCATCGCTATTAGGTAGCCATGAGTTCTTAACCAATCGAACAAGCGGTTTTGACCAGTCTTAATACCGCGCTGGCGTAATACCTTAGCGAAATTACCAACGCTGATAGAATCATCTGAGCCTGAAACTGCTTGGCCTAATCTAGCTGGCCCTTGCAGCTGCTCATTCTCCAGTTTCAGCTGCTCGTTTTCCCTCATCAGAAAACTATATCCACGTTTGACAACCTCCATTGGACTGTTCCACTTATCTTCAATAGTGATAAAATAACGGCGGTAAATTTGCCCTTGCGGCGTTTGCGACATCATGGACAACTCTTTCGCCATGTTAACGGTTAATGCATAATCTTGAAGCTCACGTTTGGCGCCGTTATTTACAACCGTAACTCCGGTTACACTTGTGAAATCAATGCCCTCGACAAACATGCTAAAGTTTTGATCAACCCATTTACTAAATCGGGTTGTTAATTCCAGGCCTTTGTGTAGATCTCGGGCAGACACTAACTGCCGCCCATCCTTTTCAGTGATTTTAATCAATTCATTCATGCGCTCACCTCCGGTTGCAATCCTTGTCTAGCTTGTTCTAAGTCAACAAAATACTCGGCTGGCTTATCCCAACATTGGGTCAAATCAAAATTTAAGCCATCCCGTTGATATTCAGTAATTAAAACCTCGAGTGCAAATATCTTGTACTCATGAGCGCACACCTCATCTTGCGCGCTACCGCCAGCCTTCAGATGTCGCTTCATGCGCTGCTTAGTCCAGTGCAACGCGGCCGGTTCATAGGCATGGTTAGCGGCTAACTTGACTAATTGATTACCCCAATTCATTTAGCTTCCTCCTGACTATTCACGAGCACTAGAAAATCCTCGTCACTCATATCATCCTGCTGATTATCGCTTGAGTTTGGCTTAGAATCCGCCTGAGAAGCACCGTTTTGCGCCCACTTTGGCATAATTTCCTTACGGTGCGGCTTCGAATAACCACCCGGTTTATTAGCATTAGCCAACCGTTTATCGTGATCAGCGGTTGCTTGTTTAGCCTGTGCCAATGTCGTAATCTTTCGTTGCTGCCAACCCTTAATCACTGCACGCAAATATTTCAAAGCTCCCCGCGACTGTACATCGTGTTCACCAGCAATTTGAATGGCATAAGCCACCAATTCAGGTTTAAGTGCCGCGAGCCACTCATCAATTTCGGGACGAGCAACTCCGTTCGGAAATCCCCACAGGTTGGTCCAATCGTTAATGACCTGCTCGCGTGTCACGCCTGCGTCATCATCATAAGAGTCAGTATCAGTCAAGTCAGGGTCAGTACTAGTCAAGTCAGGGTCAGTACTAGTAAGTTCTTTATGTTCTACTGGTTGACCTCCTCCTTGCCCAACCGGTTGACCTACTTTATCTAAACCAGTTGACCTACTTTTATGACTTGTAGTTGGGTTACTGGTTGGGTAACCAGCTGACCTACTATATAAATTAATAATGCGATATTCAGGTGGTTTCACATTTTTCTTGCCTCTAACGTATTTAATTAGTCCTAGTTGCACTAATGAGTTGCGTGCTTTATCGAGGCCGGGTTCGGATAGTCCTGTCAGACTGAGTAATGCCGAATTTTTCATGCGAAACTGAACGTCCAACTTGCCTTCGTCGTTCGCATAGTCTAGTAACTCGCGATACAGATTATTTTGGCCGTTAGAGACACTCGCTTCATACATCTTAAAATTACGGTACGCTCGTCGTTGTTTGAAGTAATCCAAATTCGTCCCTCCTTTTCTAATGGGCCTTTCACCCGTTCGGTGGATTCAGTCACTGCTGCATTCAAGCCAATTCTGTTTAATCAATCCATGAGCAAGTCGTCTGCACTAACGACACTCTCTAACTTTTTGGTACTACGACAATAAGCACAATGTCCGCATTGGGTAGGATCTGCTTCGCCTTTAATGACATTTTGAATATGCTGTTGAGAGTCCAATATCTGGTTCATAGCATTAGTAAGCCGGTACTCTGGTAAATCAATAGCCTGCTTGTCTGGTGGATTCTGCTTGCTTACCGCAACAATATATGGCTTGCAGTTAACACCGAATTGCTGCTTAATCAACTCTTGATAGACTGCCATCTGAAGTGGGTAGTTATACGCATATACAAACGGTTCTTTCTCACGAGTTTCCGGATTCCAAAACGCCTTGTATATGTCAGCTGTCGTCTTGAGATCCACGAAGTAACCTTGTTTCAAATTGAGGCAATCAACCTTGCCTTTCCAGGGATAACCATCGATTTCACCAGTTACAATCACTTCTTTATCGCCTTGATAAAGAAGATTAAAATCATGGTCGTCAGATAAGGCTTCAATCATGGATTCAGCAATTTTGAAGTCCTTTTTGAGCTGGCCTTTGCTTTGACCCCGGCTTGAAATTGCTTCGGGGTGTTCATCAACGAACTTCGCATGAGCCTCCTCGCTCTCAAAATAGCTGTGAAGCCAGTTTCCAACGACTAACGCCGTTGATTTCATACATGGTTCCCATTTACCCTGCAACTCGGCTAACGCTTCTGCTTCACAGGCTAAAAACTTCTTGAACCATGTTGCTGACATAAATAATTGATCTGTCCAGCGATCGTAATAGTTAGCTGGCGTCAAGGTCTCCGAGGTTGTCGAAGAGGTTTTGCTGGTCGACTTCGTCTTTGACAGGTTCTTGATCATTGCTTGATGCCTCCTTTACAGCCGTTCTAACGGGTTCTTTAGCTGGTTCGACAGATTCTACCTTCTCGGCTTTATTCTCTGCTACGTCAGCCACCAATGACCTTTTAGCCGGTGTTACGTCCTTCGAATTATCATTTTCGTACTCGGAACTCGTCGTGTCGTTAACTGCTTGCACGAACAGGTCGTTGTCAGAGCTCGAATTAATATAGAACTTGGCAGCCCGATTGATCACTGTTCGCTTTGCCATCTCCTCTGGGAACTCGTTTTGAACCTTTTTTGTCTTAGCGTGGCTCCAACTGGTGTCGATGTCCTTTTTTGTCATAACCGTGTATGTCCGGTTCCCATTAATGTCTTCGATCCATGCAAAGGCCCCGATAATTGGCTTATCTAGGTTCTCAAAGCTGGGCTCGAACTCTTTAACCACCAACACTCCATTTTCACCACCAATCTTGAACGTGTCGTCTTTGTGGACAACCTGTGCCTGAATATCCTTAACGTTTGAAAGACGCTTCACAACGCTAATTGAGCCAAAATAGGAGCGCTGCATGACTAACTGGTTGCCATAAGGAATGAAATAGCATTGGTTTTTAGCTGGGCTCAATCCTTGAATTGCCATGTTCATCAATGCCTTGATAACTGATCCTTGGTCACACTTATCAAGTAATGGTTGGCCCTTAGACGTATCACTCAAAATCAAGTAAGCACTGTTTAATGCATTTCCTACTGAATAATCAGGTGGTAATGACAAGCCCTCATTATTCTTCATATCCTCAATATTGTTATTAACCATCGTAACTAACTCATTACTCATGCTTATTCCTCCTCTGACACCCAGTGATAGCCTAGGCGCTCCATCATGGTAGCTGTATCGACATGTACCAGTAACTCGTCCCACATTCTGGCTTCACCAAATACATCAATTAGCCATTGCCAATTCGGCTCAGTGCCTTCATCCGGATACGGAATGTCAACATTCGTTGACCCGAAAGTGACGATACATAACCCACTTAGTATATTGGCTTGCATATCAGTAGCCCACCGTTTAAAGCTATTGTTATCAATGTAATCTTGGAACAGTTGTGCTTTGTCAAATTCGTCAGCGTCGTAGCAGAAGTCATCAGCATCTTCGATATGATCACGTTCATCGTTCTCAAGTTGCCAGTAATTTGTGTGTAAGATTGGTAATGGCTCATCAGGGCCGCGCAACTTCATGCGGTCCTCACTTGCGTTAAGCGTGTCTAGTTGTTCTTGCAACATCATTTTGCCCACCTCCGTGCTAAACGTTGTCTTAGTGACTGTTTCGGAGTACAATAGAACTCGAAAGTAAAATTATTAAGCGTCTTTGCTGCACGGGTACTCCCAATACTCGAGCAGCTTTTTTCGTACTCAAATTTAGATTCTGGCGATACTTTGCGTACTTTCATCACATTTCATCCTCTCCAAATAGCGCTTCCCAACCTGCGCTGTCAGCAATTACTAAGAATGGTGATGCCATAACGATGGCTATGACCATAATTGCCTGCACGAATTCGAGCATTGAATTACCTCCTATCCATTTTGCCGATTAACTTTATCGATGACTTCTTGCAATTTGTCCATCGAGATACCAGCATACTCAGCTTTCTTAGCTAAATCAGTTATCTCTGCGCTGATCTCTTCTGCGTATTCACGTGGGTAGCGTTCAATAACTAGTTGCTGCGCTGGTGTCCGATCTCTCGGCTTGACTGTAATAGCTTCTTCGAACTCCGTCTCAAGCTTCTCTCGCTGACGCTGCTCCTCTCTCTGCTTCATCAGCGCCGAGAACATATCGCCTTGTAGCCGATGATCATTTTGGAATGACAGCACTCCGAAATTCTCGCGTGCACCAGAGTATTTAAGCCAAATATCGTTAATTTTGTTTGCTAACGACTTCCGAATTTGTGGATCAGTGTTCCTTGACCCGTTTTTTAATCGTGACAACTGCCCGGGAGAAATATGCGTCCCGTCTGCAATCTGCTGCTGTGTTAGTGTTTTATCTCTACCTAATGCTAATGACAATTGCTCTGCAAACTTGTTCTTCATACCTACACCTCTGTATTTTGGAAAGGGCTTTATATGGCCTTTCCGTGTAATTCACTTATAATTTAGTTAGTCGGGATGATTTAATAGGTAATCCATCATCTCAGCTGCTGGAATCTGCCAGCCGTTATGGGTATTCACATAATCAATGAAGCCACCCTGTTCAACATCCAAATCATGGCGATGCTTGGTTAAATATCGTGAGGCTCGTTCGGTTGATTTAGTTCCGTATTTATACTTAGCCAGATCTTTAAGCTTCCAAGTACGAATACCAAGTTGCGCTTGCTTCCAGGCTTGGAACCTCTCGTATTCTTCTTCGCTAATGAATTGGAAGCCCTTTGGAGCCTCATGCCGAATCAATATCGTATCTGACATGTTCGTACCTCCTAATATGAAACTGACATAAGTTGGCTAGCTTGCTCGTTATACTCGGCCGTTACCGCCCGGAATTCAGCATCTAGTGCTTTATCGCTTAGTGCCTCAAACATTACTCTTGGTGTTTCTGGCTTAACCTTTGCTAGTGCATTGATTAAAACATCTCTTGTTATTGGCTTCATTTTGACGTCTCCTTTTTATGACTAACAGTCATATTGTTTCCACGCAAAAGATCATCAACAGTTACGTTTAACGCGTCCGACAATTTTAGAATAGTATCAGTAGAACCCTTTCGTCTGCCATTTTCCATTGATTGGACCATTGATACAGAAACTTTTGCATGTCTTGCTAACTCTTCTTGGGTTAAATTCATTGCTTCTCTATAATATTTAAGTTTCAAAATCATCGCTCCTTTCATGTACTAATAGTACTATGTCTATTTGTACAAGTCAAGTCTTTTTGTACAAATAAAATAAAAGGTCTGTCCTTTACTATCTGTACAAGCTAAAATACTAATTGTGGAGGTTATCATAAATGACTATTGGCAAAAGAATAGCAAACCTAAGAAAACAAAAATCTTTAACCCAGCCCATGCTGGCTGACGCAATGAATGTTAGCCAAAGCACCATCGCAAGTTGGGAAAGTGATAGGAGATCCGTTAGCAACGATGACTTAATAAAGCTATCAGATTACTTTGGAGTAACAACCGACTACTTGCTTGGAAAGAACGGTACTCCAAAATGGGCCAACGAGAAAGACACTAAAGACTTACAAGATTTTTTAGATGCGAATGAGGGTTCGATGACCTATGGGGGTGAAGATCTTACTGAAGAAGAAAAACAACAAGTGCGTGTGGCTATGGCAACAATATTCTGGAAACGCCACAAGCATGATTAGGAGTTTTACTTATGGATAGAGTAAAAGATATCGTTAAAACTATTGTCAATCGTTATCACACAGCGGACCCGTTTGTAATTGCGGAAAAGCTTAACATACAAGTGGAATGGTGTGATTTTGGGGCAATGCCTCTGGGTAAAAATGCTTATGACAACCAAGAGCCTATCATACTACTCAATAATTCTATTAAACACACGCCTACACAGTATTTCATACTCGGTCACGAACTAGGACACGTTATATTCCATGAGGGGCTGATTGGGTACTACACTTCCGTTAAACATGGACATTCTAAGTTTGAACGTGAAGCTGATGAATTTTCAGTTGGATTGATGGGAATGTTGTTTATTGAGGAGAATGGCCATATTCCCTATTCATACAGAGAACTGTCCTATCAATACGGGGTACCATTCGACGGAGATTAATATACATGAGTTTGGAGGAATTATGACAGCGATTATTAATACAGTATTTTTAATTTCATTCATAGCTTTTCTGTATTTTATTGGACGGGGAACTATAAAATTTTTAACAAATAAAGATACCAAACATTCTTTTAAGTACGGACTATTATCACTACTTATATCTCTTGTGTTTATGGTAATTGGCATAATATTTGACCCTGCCATAAAAAGTTCTTCAGAGAGTAATAATTATAATTCAGCGAATAGCAACTCTACTACAAGTAAAGAATCAATAGACTCAACGTCTCAAAGCCATTCTTCTAAATCATCTAGTTCTAAAAAGTATGATTTCAGCAAAGTTAAGCTTGGCATGACTAAATCACAGGTCACTGCTATCATGGGAAAGCCTACAGACGAGAACTCAAGCACGCTTATGTACGGATCTGATGACTTAGATTTTCAAAATGATAAATTATTTGATGGTTCTCCTGATGAAGTTCATAAAGCCGCTATAAAAAAAGATAAGACCGAAGCTAACGAATCTAGCAAGAAAAGAGTAAACGAAGGCCAACTCAAATCATTTGCTAAGGTTTTTGGGCAAAAAGACGTCGAAACTTTACAAAAATACGTTGGCTCTGCATATTCGTCTATTGAAACTTCACAGGGAATGGCTTATGGTTGGAAAACTGATTACGGTATGCTTTATAGATTAGATGATAGTAGCACTGGTATCACTCATGTATATAAAGATGGTCTTGGAGACTCTGGTACACAACTGTACGTCGGTCAGACCATCAAACAAAAACAACGTAGAAATTATTATTACTACAACTAGGAGGAAGATATGTCTATTATTCTCACATGGTTAATAATTATTATCGCTATTATGTACTGGATTTTAAATAAGTTCGTTAAATTCATGACAGCGGGACATCTCAAACTAAAGGATTTAATTCGTGCGGGCCTTTGGTCAATGATTGTAATTTTCATCTGGAAAAAATTACACCCAAATGAAGATATACCAGACCGTTTTAACTCAGAAATCAATAAGTATAAGGAACTTCTCGCACAGACACAGAAAAATCACGATAAGAATTAATATTGCTATAGACCAGATAGGAAGTCGATAAAAGCTAAGGGTCGGGGTTACTTATAATTTGGGGAGTTATTATTACTGGGGAATAAATTATATTGGAGGATGTTTAAATGG